ACTGGCGCAACCTCGAGTCGCTATGCCGGCGTTGCCATCGGCGGGCGTCGAGCTCGAGCTCGAGCGCCGGCGCCGGCGCGTTGCGCGCGTCGGCAACGGCTATCCCCCGGACGTCGGCCCGATTTCCGTCGCCTTTGTCGCGTGACGTCCCGCCGACGACGATCGCGCGTCACGGTCCTACCCCACCCGCCGCGCAGGGCTCGAGCTCGAGCGCGGTCGCGAGGTCGCGGCCGTGAGGGCGCCGGCGAACCTAACGCGCGCCGGGCGGGCGGCGTGGCGGGAGGCCGAGGCGACGCTCGTCGAGCTCGGCGAGGACCCGGCGTTGTCGCGTGGCGCGCTCGAGCGTTACGCGTTCGCGGTTGCGGCGTGGCGCGAGCTCGAGGCGCGATGGTTCGAGGCGGGCAGGCCGGCAACCTCGACGGGCGGGTCGACCGGGTCGGTTGAGGTTCCGCATCCGTTGGTCGCGATGATCGCGCAGGCGCGCGGCCATGCGGCCACGCTCGCCGATCGGCTCGGGCTCGACCCGCAGGCGCGACGCCGGCTCTCGAGGCGCGCGGGCGCGGGCCGCCCGGCGGGCGCGGCGTCGGCGTTGGATCGTTCGGCGCCGCCGAGGCGTCGGCTCAAGGCGGTTAGCGAGTGAGCGCATGGCCGGACGGGACGCCGCCGCAGGAATCCGGCAGGCCGGCCGTCGTCGAGCTCGAGCTCGTCGAGCCGCGCGAGGGGATGGCGGTCGTGCACGGGCCGGACGGCGCGTACCTTGGTTGCATCGGCGTCGAGCGTTGGCGCGAGCTCGTCGAGGTCGAGCGTCGGCAGGCGCAGGCGCGCGGGCTCGAGGAGCGGATTGCCGAGGCGCTCGAGCGGGTCGCGGTCGCGCTCGAGAGCGAGTATCGCGATCGGCGGGCGCGCGGGTGAGCGTTCTCGAGCGGGAGCGTTGGGCGCCGTATGCGGACGCGACCCGCGCGGAGCATTTCGCGCATTGGGCTCGGGAGCATTGCGTCCAGTCGGTCGACCGTTGGGCGGGCCGGCCGCTCGAGCTCGAGCGTTGGCAACTCGAGCTCATGGGCGAGGCGCTCGCGGAGCTCGGGTTGGACGAGGCGTATTGGTTGACGGTCGTCCTCGTCGTCGCGAAAAAAAACGGCAAGACGTCGTTGCTCGCCGCGTTCGCGCTCTACCATTTGGTCGAGGACGAGGGCGCGCCCGAGATTCTGTTAGCGGCGGCGACGGATAAGCAAGCGGGCCGGTTGTTCATGACGGCGGTTCGGTTCGTGCGTTCGGACCCTTGGTTGTCGGCGCGGCTCGTCGTTCGCGAGCATGAGGGCGAGATTGCGCGGGCCGATGGTTTCGGCTCGTTGTTTCGGTTCTCGGCCGACTCGGGCGCCGCGTCGGGTTACGGGCCGTCGTTGGTCGTCGCGGACGAGCTCAAGGATTGGACGACGCCGAGGCGCCGGCGCGCGTGGGGCGACATTGCGACGGCCGGGATGGCGCGCGACAACGTCCACGTTTTCGTTATCTCGACGGCGGGCGAACCGGAGGAGCGCGTCGACGGGATACTCGGGCAGTTGCTCGACGGCAACGAGCTCGACGGCGAGCTCGAGCGCGTCGGCGCGTTGACGATTTCGCGTAACCATCCGGGCCGGACATTGGTCTACAACTACGACGCGCATACGCTCGACGCCGGCGACGTCGACGCGATCAAGGCGGCGAACCCGGCGTCATGGGTGACGCGTGAGCGGCTCGCCGAGCTCGCCGCGTCGCCGACGTTGAGCGCCGGCCGCTACTTGCAGTTGCACGGTTGCGTATGGGCGACGAGCGAGAGCGGCTATCTCGAGCTCGAGGCGTGGCGCGAGCTCGAGCTCGACGGCGCCGAGCTCCGCGACGACGACGAGCTCGTCGTCGGTTTTCGTGGCGCCGATTCATGCGCGCTCGTCGCGTGTCGGCGCTCGGACGGCGTCCTTTTCCCGCTCGAGATTTGGGACGCCGAGGGCGGCCGGCGGGTCGACCTCGAGGACGTCGACGACGCGCTCATGGCGGCGCTCAAGCGGTTTCGGGTCGCGGCCGTGTATGCGTCGGCGACGCCGGCATGGTCGACGCTCGTCAACGGGTGGCGGCATTTCGTCGGCCGGCGCGACGTCGTCGACATGGACGTTGCGACGCCGTCGCCGAGGACGGCGCAGATTACGGAGCGGTTCCGCGCGGATGCGCTCGCGGGCCGGTTCCGGCATGACGGCGACTCGAGGCTCGCGCGGCATGTCGTCGCCGCGAGGGTCCAGCGGGCCCGCAACATGCCGTACCTCGCCGAGAGCTCGAGGTCGGGCTCGCCGATCGCGGGCGCGCATGCGGCGTTGCTCGCGTGGGAGGCGCGGACGTTGCTCGGCCCGGTCAGTCGACGCTTTAGCCCGACGGTCGTGTTTTGAGCGAGCTCGCCTCAACCGCCCGGCTTACGCTCCCGGAGCAGTTGCGGGACGCGTTGCTCGAGGCGCTCGCCGCGCGGCAAACGGCGCTCAAGCGGTTCGACGACTACTATGCCGGCCGGCACAAACTCCTATTCGCGACGATCAAGTTTCGCGAGACGTTCGGGATGCTGTTTCAGTCGTTCTCGGACAACTGGTGCGACCTTGTCGTCGACGCGAGCGCGGAGCGGTTGCGGGTCGACGGTTTCCGGTTCGGCGGCGACGACGCGCAGGCCGATACGGACGCGTGGGAGCTATGGCAACGCAACGGGCTCGACGCCGAGAGCGAGCTCGCGCATACGGAGGCGATCAAGCTCGGTTGCGCGTACGCGCTCGTCTACCCGGACGACGGCGGCGAGCCGGCGATTCAACTCGAGTCGCCTACCAACGCGATCGTCCTCGTTGACCCGGCGCAGGGCCGCAAGCGGCTCGCCGGGTTGCGCGATTGGGTCGACGAGTGGGGCGTCGAGCATTGCGTCCTCTACTTGCCGACGGACGTCCTATGGTGGTCCCGCGAGGGCGCGAACAAAACATGGGTCGAGGACGTCGGCTCGGGCGCGAACCCGCTCGGCGTCGTCCCGCTCGTCCCGCTCCCGAACATGCCGACATTGCGCGAGCGGCAGGGCCGCTCGGACGTCGAGCGCGTCATCCCGATTCAGGACGCCGTCAACAAGCTTTGCTCGGACATGATCGTTGCGAGCGAGTTTGCGGCGTTCCCGCAGCGTTGGGTTACGGGCGTCGACATTCCGCGCTACCCGGAGGGCGACCCGAACGCCGGGCAACCGTTGCCGTCGTTCACGTCGCAGTTTCTCGCCGGCGCCGGGACCGTGTTCGCCGACGAACACGACAACGCGCGTTTCGGCACCTTTCAGGTTTCCGACCTCGGCATCTACGCGCGCGCTATCGAAATGTTGGTCCAGCATGTCGCGGCGCAAACGCGGACGCCGCCGCATTACCTCCTCGGCGCTATGGGCTCGTTCCCGTCGGGCGAGTCGCTCAAGGCGACCGAGACGGGGCTCGTCGCGAAGGTCAAGCGCAAGCAACTCGCGTTCGGCGAGGGTTGGGAGGACACGATTCGGCTCGCGTTCGCCGTCGCCGGCGACGAGGCGCGCGCGAGCTCGCCGTTGCTCGAGACGATTTGGATGAATCCCGAGTCGCGCTCGACGGCCGAGATTACCGACGCCGCCGTCAAAATGGCCTCGATCGGGATACCGCGGCCGGCGCTTTGGGAATACATCGGCGCGACGCCGGCGCAAATCGAGCGTTGGGTCGCGATGGGCGCCGAAACCGAGGGGCCGCCAGTAGTGGCGCGCGAGACGATCGCCGCGACGCCCGGCGAGGCCGGCGCGGTCGTCCCGGGCTCGTCGACGCCCGCGGCGCCGCCGACGACCGCAGTTCAGAAACCGACGAAACAGGGAGGCCCGTAAATGGCCGACGAATCCTCGAGCGACGCCGGCGCGATGCCGGCCGAGCTCACGACCCCCGAGGGCGCGAGGCCCGACGGGCGCACGGCCGGCGAGGGCGCGAGGCCCGACACCGGGACAAGCGACGCCGACACGCTCCGGGAGCGCGGCAAAGAGGCGCTCGACCGCGAACGTACCGCGAGGCGCGAGGCCGAGCGGCGCGTAGCCGAGGCCGAGCGGCAACTAGCCGAGCTCCAGGACGCCGGTAAAAGCGAGGTCGACCGGGCAATCTCCCGGCTCGACCGGCAATCCGCCGAGCTCGACGCGAGCCGCGGCCGGATTGCCGAGCTCGAGGAGAAACTCGCCACGCGCGAGCTACTCGAGCTCAAACGCGAAATCGCCCTAGAGCTCGGTATCCCGCAAGAGGCGGCTCACCGGCTACAGGGCACCGATGCCCGTTCGATCAAGTCCGACGCGACTCGTTATCTCGAGGAGCGAACCAAGGGCGCCGTCGGCGATTTCGGCGGCGGTCGCGGCGGCACGGCGAGCGGGGCGCGAGGCGTCGACATGAACCGGATTATCCGCGAGGCGTCCGGCCGGCAGTAACGCGCGCGCCGGCGACTCGCCGATGAGAAAGGGCTCTCGATGCCTTACAACAACACGATTAGCCGTACCGAGGCCGCCGCGCTCATCCCGGAGGAGGTCGCGGCGGAAATCATCACGCATCTCCCGGACGAGTCGGCCGCGCTCTCGATGTTTCGGTCGACCCCGATGGGCCGCGCGCAACAGCGCATCCCGGCCGAGTCCGCGCTCGCCGTCGCCTACTGGGTCGCCGGCGATACGGGGCTCAAGCAAACGTCGGAAATGAACTGGCAGAACCTCTACCTCAACGCCGAGGAGCTCGCGGTCATCGTCACGATCGCCGAGGCGGTCCTCGACGACGCCGCGTTCGACATTTGGGCGGCGGTCCGTCCGAACCTCACGGAGGCGATCGGGCGGGCGCTCGACGCCGCGATTTTCTTCGGGACGAACAAGCCGGCCTCATGGCCGGCGGCGATCGTCCCGGCCGCGGTCGCGGCCGGCAACACGACGACCGAGGGGTTGACGCCCGACAAGGGCGGGATCATCGGCGACCTCTCGGCCGTGTTCTCGACGGTCGAGGCCGACGGTTTCGACGTCAACGGCGTTATCGCCAACCGGACGATCAAGGGCAAGATCCGCAACGCTCGCGGCACGACCGGCGAGCAGTTGGCCGGCGTCGACCCGGGCAACGAGGCGCAGGGCGGAAACCTCAGCGTCTACGGCGTCATGCCGACCTACCCGATGCGCGGGCTATGGCCGACGGGCGTCGGCGCGACCGAGGCGATTGCGGGCGATTTCTCGCAAGGGCTACTCGGCGTCCGGCAGGACCTCACGTTCAAGGTCCTCGACCAGGCGGTCATTCAGGACAACACGGGCGCGATCATGTTCAACCTCGCGCAACAGGACATGGTTGCGCTCCGCGTTACGGCGCGGTTCGCGTTCCAGGTCCCGAACCCGCTCACCTACGACCAGCCCAACGCGGCGACGCGCTACCCGTTCGGCGTCCTCAACCTGCCGTAATGGCCGAGCCGTCGACAACGCATGAGCTCGGCGACCCGGGCGTTACCGACCCGGGAATCCTCGCCGAGGACCACGTCTACTGCATGGCGCTCGAGGCGGGTTGGTTCGCCGACCCGTCGACGCCGAAGGACGACAACGAGCCCTACACGGTCGCCGGCGTTATCGCGGCGGCGGCAAGCGAGGAGGCGACATGAGCGAAACCGAGACGACCGAGACGACCTCGTCGACGAGCTCGCGCAAGCGGTCGAGCTCGAGCTCGAAAGCGAGCTCGAGCGAGGGCGGCAAGGCCGTCGAGACGTACGAGGACGGCCTCGAGGCCGGCTACATCGGCGGGCCGGCCGACGAAACCGACTACACGGTCGCCGCGAGCGGCGCCGAGGAGGCGGCGAGCGAGTGAGTCAAGCGCAGGACGAGGAGGCCCGGGCGGCGCTTTGGCGCGAGCAAACGGCCGAACGGATCGCGTATCAGCGCGACGTTTGGCTCGGCCTGCAAGCGCCGCCCGGGCCGGCGGCGGCCGTCCGCGCCGCGTGGGCGCCCGTCGTCGCGTGGCAGGCCGAACGCGACGTCTACATCGACCCGAAGGAGGACCCGTGAGCTCGACGCCGCCAGTTGACCCGCTTACCGTCCCGTGGCGGCCGACCGTCGACGACGTCGCGGCGCTCATCCGTGCCCGGACGAAGGACGCAAGCGGCAACGAGCTCGGGACGTTCTCGGGCGCGACCCGGCCGACCGACGCCGAGGTCGAGCAACTGATTACGAACGGTTGCGCCAAGGTCGCGACGCTCGTCGGATGGTCGTTTGACGCGAACGCGGAGGCCGAGGCGACGCATCTAGCGGCGCTTTGGACCGCCTGCGAGGTCGAGCAAAGCTATTGGCCCGAGCAAGTGAGGTCGGAGCGGTCGGCGTTCGCGCAGTTGCTCGCGATGTTCGAGTATGACGTCGGGCCGTTCGTCGACTACGTCGCGGCGTTGACGCCGGCGGGCGCCGATTCGATCGCCGCGCGGGCCGGGACGTTCTACACGCCGAGCTACACGACGGCATGGGCCTACACCTACGGCTACGGGTTGGCGGCGCCGCTCTCGGACCTCGTCAACGTCGGGTCGGGCGGCAACGCGCCGGCGAAGGATGAGAAGTGAAAGCGCCGGAAACGACGATCGAGGTTCGGGGCGCCCGCAAAGCGGCCGTCGACCTCGCGGAGCTCGGCGAGCGCGGCTCGGACATTCGTCGCGTGTCCGAGAAGGTCCGCGCGATCTACCGGAAATCGAACGAGCGGCGGTTTGCGTCGATGGGCCTCGGCTCATGGCCGGCGCTCGCCGCGTCGACGGTCGAGCGCAAGGCGCAGGGCGGCTACGACGCGCGCGCGATGCGCCGCTCGGGCGACCTCGAGCGGTCGTTGACGTCGCCGAGGGCGTCCGACCAAATCGACCGGCGCGACAAAACCGAGTTTCGGTTCGGGACGACGCTCAACTACGGCGGCTATCACGACACGGGCACGGGCGGCGAAAAGAAACGCGAGCTCGTCGAGCTCACCGCGAGCGAGCGCGAGCAAGTCTCGAGGCTCATTAGCGACTACATCGCGAAGGACCGCGCATGAGCGCGTTTCCGATCGCGACCGGGACGGCGACGTTCGGGCCGATCATCGCCGGCGGCGACGTCGAGGAGTGGGTCCTCGAGCTACTGCAAACGTGGCTCTCGACCTACCTCGCCGAGGTCGAGCGGCAACACGGCTACAGCGGCCACGATTTCCCGCGTCCGCGCGCGTATGCGATCGGCCCGAGTTTCGACAAGTGGCCCGAGGATCAGCTACCGGGCGTCCTCGTCTCGAGCCGAGGCATCCCGGCGCCGCCGCAAAAGGACGGCGAGGGCTACTACCGGGCGCGCTGGCTCGTCGAGCCGGGCGTCGTTTGCTCGGCGCGAACGCAGGCCGAGTCGCATGCGCTCGCGATGCTCTACGGCGCCGCGATCCGTTGGGCGATCCTGCAACGGCCGTCGCTCGGCGGCAACGCCGAGGCGTCCGATTGGCTCGGCGAGAGCTACGACGACCTCGGCTACGACGACTCGCGTTCGCTCTACGCCGTCCGCGAGACGTTCTCGGTCGAGGTCGTCGACGTCATGCTCTCGGACGGCGGCCCGACGTCGGTCGAGGTTCCGTTCTCGCCCGACGACACGTTGCCTTGGCCGCCCGACGTCGAGGTCGCGACGGTCGAGCTCGAGCTCGACAACGTCCCGTCTAACCAACCGCTACCGGAGGAGGCCGACCAATGAGGCCAGGAGTAGACGTTATCTCGAGGGCGCTACCGCCGCCGCGGTCGGCGCCGACCGATACGGGCGTCGCGTTCGTCATCGGCGACACGCCGGTCGGGACGACGCCGGCGCCGCCGGACGTCGCGCTCGTCCGCTCGTTGACCGAGTACGTCGCCGTGTTCGGCGACCGCGGCACGGGCGTCGGGCAGGCGACCTACGACGCCGCCGAGTGTTATTTCCAGGAGGGCGGCGCGAAACTCTACGTCTCGAGGACGAACCCCGGGACGATGACGGCCGCGTCGCCGCCCGAGGTTCCGCCGGCGGACGAGCTCGAGAAGATGAGCCGCAACGAGCTCGACGCGCTCGCGATCGACCTCGGGATCGAGCCGTCGCAGTTCTCGACCAAGGCGGACATTGTCGCCGCGCTCGGCGACGTGTCGCCGGCCATCGTCGACCCGACGATTCAGGCGGCGCTCGACGCGCTCACGAAGGACCTCGGGCCCGGGCAAGTGTTCGTCGCCGACCCGGCGAAAGCGGCGCTCGTCGACACGCAATCGGCGTTGCTCGCTCACGCGCTCGCCAACAACCGAGTCGCGTTGCTCTCATGCGCCGACGGCGACGCCGCCAGTATTCAGGCCGCCGCCGAGGCGCTCAATACCGACGCGAACGGGCGTTACGGGGCGCTGTTCGCGCCGTCGGCGACCGTCCCGGGCGTCGTCGCCGGCACGACGCGAACCGTCCCGTATGCGGCGCTCGAGGCCGGCATCATCGCCCGCAACGACGTCGCCTACTCGCCGAACCAGCCGGCCGCCGGCGAGCTCGGACAATCCGTGTTCGCGCTCGACGTCGCCGGGCACTACACGGACCTCGAGTATCAGAACCTCAACACGGCCGGCGCGTCGATGGCGCGGCTCATCTACGGCGGCGTCCGCACCTACGGCTACCGGACGGTCGTCGACCCGGTCGCGATGCCGCAATGGCTCATGTTCGGTTGGGCTCGGCTCAACATGGCGATTACCGCGCAGGCCGAGGCGATCGGCGAGCGGTACGTGTTCGCGCAACTCGACGGGCGCGGGCATACGTTGGGCGAGTTCGGCGGCGAGCTCTCGGCGATGCTCCTCGGGTTTTACAACGAGGGCTCGCTCTACGGCGACACGCCGCAGGACGCCTATGCGGTCGACGTCGGCTCGAGCGTCAACACGCCGGACACAATCGCCAACGGCGAGCTCCACGCGGTTATCTCGGTTCGCATGTCGCCGGATGCCGAGTGGGTCGTTATCGAAGTGGTCAAGGTCGCGTCGAATCAGGCGCTACCGGCCGCCGCGTAAACACGGGAGGAGGTTGAATCATGCGCAAGGATCAGCACCGCGTAACGGTCGTCGTCGACGGCGTCAAGCTCGGCGTTTTCGACGTCCTCACGGGCGGCGAAACCGACTCGGACGAGCTCAAGTATCGCCCGGGCGGGATGGGCGCCGTTATCTCGCTCGGCGGCGTCGTCACGGTCGGGCAACTCATCGTCTCGAGGCTCTACCAACTTCAACGCGACCATTTGCAAGTCCATTGGTTGCTCGGCCGCGTCGGAAAAGGGCAAGTAACCGTAACGAAACTCGTCCTCGACCCGGACGGCAACAAGTTCGGCGACCCGCTCGTCACGAAAGGCGTCCTCAAGCGGGTAACGCCGCCCGAGGTCGACTCGAACGCGACCGGCGACGCCGCCGTCATCGAGCTCGAGATTACGCCCGAGGGCGTGGTTACGTGAGCTCGACGGACACGGGCCGGGACGCCGAGCTCGAGCTCGAGGAGCGGGAGGCGTGGCTCGACGAGACACTCGTCCTCGAGCCCGAGCCGGCGGTCGCCGGTTCGTCGCTCATCGCGGACCTCAAGGCGCAGCGGGCGGCGATGCTCGTCGCGCCGACGCTCGACCTCGACGTCCCGGGATGGCGCGGGAAACTCGTTCTCCGGTTCGGCGCCGTCTCGCCCGAGCAACAGTCGGCGCTCATCGCGCGGCTCGTCGAGGCGCGGACGAAGCAACGTAGCCAAGTCGCGGCGGTCGCGAACATCGACCTCCTCGTCGCCGCCTACCGATGCGGGCTCGCCCGCGACGTCGACGGCGAGCTCAAGGTCATCCCGGGCGCCGACGGCGAGCCGGCGGGCCTCAAGGCGCTCGTCGTCGACGTCCTCGAGCTCGGCGACGCGCCGACCGCGAGGTCGGCGATGCGGTTGCTCTACGCCGGCGCCAACTCGCCCGAGGCGGCTCTACAGGCGGCCGGTACCGAGTGGAACGAGTGGGCGACCGAAGAAAACGAGGAGGTCGACGAGCGGTACATGGGGGAATCCTGAGCGGCGGCGAGATTGCGGTCGCCGCCGCGATGGCCGTCCTCGGGCTACCCGGCATGCGGTTCCTCGAGACGGGCGACCATGAGGAGCGGCTACGGCTCGCCGCGATGCTCGAGGCGGCCGGCCGGTTTCAGGACCGCCTCGCGCGCGAGCTCGCCGTCCATATCTCCAACGCGTTCGTCAAGGCGCGGCACTAGTGGCGGACATTGTCGAGCTCATCCTCGAGCTCCGCAACGTCGGGCAGTTCGTGTCGGGCGCCCGGCAGGCGTCGACGGCCGCCGGCGACATTGGCGACAAAACCGAGGCGTCCGGCAAGAAAGCGAAGCTCGGCGCCGCGGGGCTACTCAAGTGGGCCGGCGGCGCCGCCGCGATCTACGGCGCGACACGGTTCGTCAAGTCGGCCGTGTCGGCGACCGAGGACCTCGCCAAGGCGACGATTACCGTCTCGAGGACGACCGGGATGGATACGCAAACCTCGAGCGAGTGGGCGGCGCTCATGAAGGAGCGCGGCGTTTCGACGAAACAGTTTCAAACGTCGCTCGTCAAGCTCTCGAAAACGATGGAGAGCTCGCGCACCGGCACCGTCAAGGAAAACTCGACGATCGCCGGCCTGCGCAAGCAAATCGACGCCGTCTCGGCCGCCGGCGGCAAAAAGGCGCCGGCCGAAATCGCGAAGCTCTCCAAGGCGATCGCGACGGCGCAGGGCGCGGGCGAAAAGGCTCGGCTAACGCTCAAGGCGCTCGGCGTGTCGCAAGGCGACGTCGCCAAGGGCAACACGGCGGGCGTCCTCTACCAAGTCGCCGACGCGCTCCAAAAAATGCGCGACCCGGCGCAACGCGCCGCGCTCATGCAACAGCTATTCGGGCGCTCCGGGCAGGCGCTCCTACCAATCCTCATGAAGGGCCGCGAGGGCGTCAAAAAACTCCTCGACGAGCAAAAGGCGGCCGGCAACTACATCTCCGGGAAGGGCCTCAAGTCGGCAAAGGACCTCATCAAGCAACAACGCGCGCTCGAGACGGCGTTCGCGGGCGTCAAGGTCCAGCTAGGGCAGGCGCTCCTACCCGTCCTCGTCCAGGTCGGCAAGCTACTCGTCCGGTTCATGACGTTCATTCGGCCGCTCACAAAAAACGCGACCCTGTTCAAAATCGCCATAGCCGGGCTCGCTATCGCGTTCGTCGCCTACAAAATCGCGATGATCGCGGCGGCGATCGCGACGACCGTTTTCGACACGGCCGCCGCGCCGGTCGTCGGTATCACGCTCGCGATCATCGCCGCCGTGGCGCTCCTCGCGATCGGGTTTTACGAGCTCTACAAGCATGTCGGCGTGTTTCGCGACGCGATCAAGGCGGCGTGGTCATGGATAAAAACGAACTGGCCGCTCCTCCTCGCGATCATCCTCGGCCCGTTCGCCGTCGCCGCGCTCGAGATTTACAAGCATTTCGGCGCGATCAAGCAAACGGCGACGGACGTTTTCGACGCGATCAAGGGCGCGCTCCCGGCCGTCGCTCACGCGTTCGTTACGGCGTTCGCGACCGTCACGAACGCCGTCCGCGGCGCGATCGACGTCCTCATCCGCGGGTGGAATAGCTTGCAGTTCAAGGTCCCGGGTTTCAAGGTCGGCCCGATTCACTTTGGCGGCGTCACGCTCGGCGTCCCGCAAATCCCGTTGCTCGCGCAAGGCGGCGTCGTCTCGCGCGCCGGCATGGCCGTCGTCGGCGAGCGCGGCCCGGAGCTCGTCTCGCTCCCGGCCGGCGCCGGCGTCACGCCGCTCGACCGCGAGGCCCGGCCGCTCGAGATTGTCGTCCCGGTCATGCTCGACGGCCGCGAAATCGCCCGCTCGGTCGCCCGGGTCGCCGCTAACCAGTTGGCGCGCCGATGACGGTCGCGGCGCCGCCGGCCGGGTGGGTCCGCGTGAGCTCGACCGACCCGCCGGTTTCGCTCTCGGTTCGCCTCGGCGACGGCCGGCCGGACATGAGCGCCGGCTACGGCGGTTGGGCCGAGGTCGCTCGGCCGCGGCGCCGGCCGCTCTCGATTTGGACCGGGTCGCCGGGCCTGCGCATGACGCTCCCGCTCCTCCTCGAGGGTTTCCAAGCGGGCCGGTCGGTCGAGCGCGACATTGCGAACCTCGAGCGGCTCTCGCTCCCGACCGCGAGCGACGGGGCGCCGCCGCGCTTGCGGCTCGCCGCCCGCGGCGGCGCCGTCCCGCATCAGGACCGCGTTTGGGTCGTCGACTCGCTCACGTTCGGCGACGGCGCCATCATGAATAAGGCGGGCGACCGGACACGGCAACCGGCGACGCTCTCGCTCCTCGAATACATCGCCGACGTCCGCGTCAACGAGAAATCGACGACGACGCAAACGCGGGCGCAGGCGGCGCGAGCCAAGGCGAAAGCGGGCGCGGCGCGCAAACGGATCGTCGCCGGGCACGGCAAGGCGAAAACGTCGCATGCTCGGGCGGCGGGCTCGAGCTCGTTCGGCGCCGGCGAAGATTTGCTTTCGATCGCGGCGCGCGAGCTCGGCGACGCCGACCGTTGGGTCGAGATTGCGGCGCTCAACGGGCTACGCGACCCGCGCGCGATCGTTCCCGGGCAGGCGTTGAGGTTGCCATGACCGCGCGGGCAATCGACCTCGTCAAGCGTTCGCCGGCGGCGTGGCTCGACGTGCTCGAGCCGGTCGGCGATTGGGACTACGTCGAGGCCGGGCTCGTCGAGGCGCCGCGCGGGCTCGCCTACGCGAGCCGGCTCGAGATACCGAGCCCGACGCTCGAGTTCGAGACTTACCGGCCGAAGCCTCGCGCGCTCGAGCTCGAGCGGCGCCGAGCTCGAACGGAGGCTCGCCGGCGCGAGAACCTAGCCCGCTCCCGGGCGAAGAAACGCGCCGAGCGGGAGGCGCGCCGGCGCGAGCTCGAGCTCGAGGAGCAATACGCGACCCGCTACGAGGCGGCGAAAATCGCGGCGGTCGAGGCGACGCCGGCGCATCGCCGAGCTCGGGCGGCGGCGATGGGCGTCGTCCTCTACGGCAGGCGGCCGGGCGCGATGACGCCGACGTCGCCGGCTCGCCCGGTCGACCCGTATTCGGTCGCGACCCGCGTCGCGAGGGCGCTCGGCGCATGAGCTCGCTCGCGCTCGCCTCGAGCGACGTCGACGTCGGCGCCGTCCTCCTCCAAACCGCCGGCGTCAAGCTCGGGAAGGGCTCGAGCATCCGCGTCGAGGGCCGCATAACCGACGGGCGGCTCGAACAGACAATGGACGGCGCCTCGACGCTCACGTTGACGCTCGACGACCACGACCGGGCGCTACTGCGCTCGGGCGTGTTCTCGCAACAACTCGACCTCAACCTCGTCGGCGAATGGTGGCGGCTCGTCCAAGTGTCGAAACAGGGCGACACGCTCTCGCTCACGTTCGAGGATCGCGCCGTCGCGTACCTACGGCAAATCACGAAACCGCGCAAGGCGAAGCGGTCGAAAATGACCCGGGCCGAGTTCGCGCTCTCAATCGTGCGCGAGGTCAAGGCCGGCGGCGGGCTCAAGTTCGTTTGCCCGGACCTAACGGCGAAACAACCGATTGCGGGCTCGCGCGACAAGCTCTCGACGACGAAACGGCAGGCGACCGTTTCGCAGGGGCTCTCGCCCGGCGCGGCGCTCACGGTCAAGGGCGCGCCGGCGAGCTCCGCGCAACGCGCGAACGCGCAACGCGTCCTCGACGTCGCCTCGTCATTGGGCGCGAGCGAGCGCGCGATGATGGCGCTCGTTCAAGCGGTCATCGTCGAGTCGCAGATTCAAAACCTCAACTACGGCGACCGCGACTCGCTCGGGATTCTGCAAGTCCGCTCGTCGACGGCGGCCGGCATGGGGATCGACAACCGCGACATTGAGGCGTGTTGCAACGCGTTTCTCACTCGAGGGTTTTGGGGGAAGGGCGGCGCGATCGAGCTCGCCGCGAAAAACCCGTCGATGACGACGGGCATGGTCGCGCAGAATACGCAGGGCTCGGGCGTCCCGACCGCCTACGACCAGTGGCGCGCCGAGGCGGCGAAGTGGGTCGCCGCGTACGGCGGCGCCGGCGCCGGCGCCGGGTCGCTCTCGGCGACGCGCGCCGTCCCGTATCAGTTTCAGCGCGGCGGGACGGACGGGACGGTCGAGGATTCGTGGACGTGCCTGCAACGGCTCGCGAGCGAGGTCGGTTGGCGCTGCTACATGGCCGGCGGCGCCGTCCATTTCGTAAGCGAGACGACGCTCATGAAAGCGGGCCCGCGCGCGACGCTCTCGGAGAAAACGCTCGGCGTCGACAACGTCGATTTTGACGTCGACAACGGCAAGGCGTCGAGCGAGGCGACGGTTACGGCGCGCATCATGCTCGCCGGTTTCCCGCCCGGCTCGGTTGTCGAGCTCGAGGATTGCGGGCCGGGCGATGGGCGTTGGCTCGTCCGCACGGTCGCGCGCGGCGTGTTCGATGCGGCGGCGAGCGTAACGCTCAAGCGCGTGACGAAACCGTTGCCCGAGCCGGCGGCCGACACGACCTCGAGCTCGAGCGCGGTCGGCGGGTCGAGTTTCGCCGGCGCCGCCGGGACGACGAGCCCGGAGGTCGACCGCGCCTACGCCGCCGCTAAGTCAATCGACGCGAAACGCTACCCGTATGTGTGGGGCGGCGGCCATGCGCATTGCGGGACGCCGAGCGGTTCGCCGCCCGGCTACGACTGTTCAGGCTCGACGTGCGCCGTCCTCGCCGCCGCCGGGATGGGCTACGCGATCGGCGCCCCGGCCGACGTTTCCGGGACGATCGCGGCGAAGTGGGGCGACGCCGGCGAGGGGGAGCTACTCACGGTTTGGGCGAGCGCGATTCATGTTTGGATGGAGTTCAAGACGTCGGCCGGCGATGAGCATTTCGGGACCGGCGATTGGGGCTCGGACACGGGCGCGGGCGGCCCGGCGTTTCAGGCGCGGATGCATACCAAGGACGGTTTCACGCCGAGGCATTGGCCCGGGTCATGAGCTCGCTTATCGCCGACCTCCTCGAGCATCCGCCGCCGCCGGTTTCGGCGGTTCGCGCGGTTGTCGCGAACACGCCGGCGACGATCGACGACGACCTTTACGTAACCGTCCTCGCGTTCGACGGGCACCGGCAGCTTTGGGGCCCGTGCCAATGGGTCCCGTCGAACGGTTTGCCGGCGAAGGACGACGAATGCTTGCTCGTCGTTACCGAGGACGACGGGACGCCGTGGGCGTTGACGACGGCGCCCGTCTACGCCGCCGGCGAGCCGGGGCCCGAGGGCCCGGAGGGTCCGCAGGGCCCGGCCGGACCGGCCGGCTCGACCGGGCCGCAAGGGCCGCCCGGGCCGCAGGGCTCGACGGGCGCGACGGGCCCGGCAGGGCCGCAGGGCCCGAAGGGCGACACCGGCGCGACGGGCGCGCAGGGCCCGGCCGGCGCCGACTCGACCGTCCCGGGGCCCGCCGGCCCGCAAGGGCCGCAGGGCATACAGGGCCCGAGCGGCGCCTCGACGTTCGTGTCGGGCTCGGGCGCGCCGACCGCGGGCGTCGGCGTCGACGGCGCTATCTACCTCGACACGGCCTCGAGCCGGCTATGGGGCCCGAAAGCGGCCGGCGCGTGGCCCGGCGCCGCGTTCGGCCGTGTCATGCCGCTCAACCCGACCTACGCGCAGGTAACGGCGGGATGACCGACGTTCCGCATTTCGCGTTGCCGTTCCAGTTCGCGACGCCGGGCGCCATCGTGACCGAACAAGACTCGCTCGACGAAATCGCCGCTTGCGTCTACGCGATCCTCGTTTGCCCGCTCGGTTTCCGCGTCGAGTCGCCGCTATTCGGGATCGTCGACCAGACGTTCGCGATGCCGGCGCCCGACCTCGACATGGTCCGCAACGCGATCGAGACATGGGAGCCACGCGCCGCGGCGCTCCTCGCCGAGTCGCCCGACGCGCTCGACGAGCTCATCGCTCGAGTCGAGGTCCAAGTCCAAGTCCGATCGGAGGCGTGAGCGATGCCCGGATATATCCCCGTTCCCGTTGAAACCGAGCCGACCGACCTCGCCGGCGAGGCGTTCGACTACCTCGCGCAACAGGTCCCCGGGTGGTTGCCGGCCGAGGGCAACCTCGAGGCGTGGCTCATCGAGGCGCTCGCGCAAATCGCCGGCGAGCTCCGCGCGCTCGTCGGGCTCGTCCCGGACGCGATATTCGCCTACTACGGCGAGAGCATCCTCGGCCTCCCGCCGTACCCGGCCGTTCAAGCGCAGGCGCTCACGACATGGACGGCGAACGACGCCGCCGGCTACCAAGTCGACGCCGGCACCGTCATCGGGATTACGCCGACGGCGTCGCCGACGTCCTACGGTTTCTCGGTCGACGCCGATTTCACGATCCCGGCCGGCTCGACGAGCGTCGCCGGCGTTTCGTGCACGGCGCTCGAGGCCGGCGCCGCGGCGAGCGGGCTCACCGGCGCCGTCGAGGTCATCGACTCGCTCTCGTTCGTCTCGAGCGTGACGCTCGACCAAGCGACGTCGGGCGGGCAGGACTCCGAGACGAGCGACGCGTACCTCGCGCGGCTCTCGGCTCTCCTCACGTTGCTCTCGCCGCGGCCGATCCTGCCGCAGGATTTCGCCGTGTTGGCGCAACGGACGATCCCGGCGATTGCGCGGGCGGTCGCGATCGACCTCTACAACCCGGGCCCGCCAGTCGACACGAACTGCCCGCGTTGCGTATCGATCGTCGTTTGCGACTCGAGCGGCGAGCCGTGCTCGCCGACGGTCAAGGCCGACGCCGACGCGCTGCTACAGGCGCAACGCGAGGTCAACTTCCTAACGTTCGTGCTCGACCCGGCCTATACGTCGGTCGACGTTTCGTTCTCGCTCATGAGCTACCCGGGCTATGACCCGGCCGACGTCGCCGCCCGGACGATTGCGCAACTCGAGGCGTATCTCTCGCCGGCGTCGTGGGGCGTCCCGCCTTACGGCGACGTGTCGGCGCGCTCATGGATCAACGCGACGAGCGTCCGCTACCTCGAGCTCGCCGAGCAAATCAACCGCGTCGACGGCGTCCACTACATCGTCACGCTGGCGCTTTGCGCGTCCGGCGGGGCGCTCGGGCAGGCCGACGTCGCGCTCGCCGGCGTCGCGCCGATGCCGAGGCCGGGCGCAATCACCGGGACGGCGACCGCCGAGACATGAGCGCGCGCAGCTACCCGGGCCTCGAGCGCGTCCCGCGGCGGCGCGCGATGCCGCGCGACCTACCGGCGCCGCCGGCCGGGCTCGTCCCGGACGCGTTCGCCGGCCGGCTCTACGACATGCTCGAGCCGCTCGCCGAGCAGGACCCGCAGGCCGGTTGGTCGCTCCTCATCCTTTGCAACGCGATCGGCGTCCCGTATGAGCTCGTCGAGGATTGGGTCCGCGACACGCCGGACGGGCCCGGTTGGTCGCTCCTCATGGACGTCGAGCGTTGCCCGCCCGAGGCGTTGCCGTGGCTCGCGCAGTTCGCCGGCGTCCGCATCCCGCCCGGGCTCGACGACGTCGACGAGCAACGCGATTGGGTCGCGTCGACGGACGGTTTCAGTCGTGGGACGGCGAGCGCGCTCGTCGCCGGCGCCAAGGCGACGCTAACCGGCGCGCAACGGCTTGTTTTCCGGGAGCGCGACGGCGCCGCCTACGGCGCCGGCTCGCCCGACTACGCCTACCACCTAACCGTCTACAGCTACGCGACCGAGACACCGGACGCGACGGCGACGCTCAACGCGCTACTCGCGCAGAAACCGGGCGGGATCGTCCTTCACTACTCGGCCGCGACGATGCAGGACTACCAAAACGTTCTCGACGTCAACGCGACCTACGCCGTCGTCAAATCGACGTTCCGCGATTACGCCGCGCTCGCGATGAACCAACCCGGATAGGAGGCCCGACCATGCCCGCAACCGCCGCTCACGCGCTCCGCTACCCGGCCGCGACCGACCCGGCCGACGTACCGAGCGACATGCAGAAACTCGCGTCGGACGTCGACGTCGCGCTCATCCCGTGCGACACGGTCGTTACGGCCGCCGCGAGGATCGTCGCGAACAAGCTCCTCGCCGCCGACGCGCAACCGGCGTGGCGCGTCCTCGGTAGTGGCCGAATGGACTGGGGCGCGGGCGGCGCGAGCGCGACCGATACATGGCTGCAACGCACCGGCGCGAACTACCTCGCGATAAGCGGAGGGCTCTACGCAAACCAGGGGTCCGCAAATCAGTTCAACCTCAGCACCGATGGACGCCTCTATTTCGGCAGCGCGAACGACACGAATCTCTACCGCTCGGCGGCAGGCGTCCTCAAGACAGACGGCGGGCTCGAGGTCGCCGGCCTCATCAACAACATTTGGGGGACGGGCATCCAACTCGCGAGCGCGGCGGGGCATTCGATCAACCTGAGAGGCGACCTCGTCGGCGGCGTCGGCGGCTCGTCCAACGGTATCCGGCTCATCATTGACGGCGCCAACTACTCCGTCCCGATCTACGTTGGCTAATCCGAGGAGGTTTCGTATGGAAATCAGTGTCGGCGCGATCATCACCACCTATGAGGGCGCGCTCGCGGTCGGCGACAGAATCGTCATCACCGGCACCGCGACCGTCGTCCAGTCCACGACGACCAACAGCATCCTCGTCGACGACCCGGAGGGCGCACCGGCGACGCGTGAGAGCGCGACACTCGTCCTCGATCTGGACACGCTTACGGCCGTGAGAGCGGCGTGAGGCTCGAGATTCACAAAACGCTTGTCCAAGCGGTCGTTGTCGAGCGCGACGACCAGGGCCGCGCGGTCGGCGAACGGGTCGCCGAGCCCGTCCCGATTTACACGCTCGACCAGTACGCCGAGTATCTTGCGGCGCTTGCCGCCGAGCTCGAGGCGGCGACCAACGGCGCGTCCGCGCCGACCATGACCGAGAGGAGCGCAACGATGAGCGAGACGACCGAGACGCCGGCCGAGACGCCGGCCGAGCCCGAGACGGACGAGCCCGAGACGGACGATGGCGACGAGGGCGAGAACGGCGACGCCGGCGACGCCGAGGAGTAGCGATTGGGCGACGAGCTCGAGCTCGACCGGCGCGAGGTCGAATGGCCGCCGCCTCGGGAGGACCCGCCCGAGGAGCGGTCGCATCGCGCGGCACGAATCGCCGACCGCGAGCGCGGCGTCGAGCTCGGCGACGTCGCCGACGAGGAGGCCGACGATGGCACTAACGCGTAAGGCGATACCGAGCCCGAACTACTCGAGCCGTGGCGGCGCGAGCGTTCGGCTCATCGTCATCCATACGGCCGAGGGCGCCCGGACGATCGAGGAGCTCGGGAACTTTTTCGCGAGCTCGAGCTCGGGCGTGTCGTCGCATACCGGCATCGACGACACGGCGGGCGTCGTCGGCGAGTACGTCAAGCGGCCGAACAAAGCATGGACGGCCGGAAACGCGAACCCGGTCGCCGTGCAAACCGAGCTATGCGCGTTCGCGAAATGGTCGGCGGCCGAGTGGGCGCAGCATCCGAACATGCTCGAGAACTGCGCTCGTTGGGTCGCCGAGGAGGCGGCGTATTTCGGCGTCCCGATAACGAAACTCTCGGCGGCGCAGGCGCAGGGGTCCGGCCGGGGCGTTTGCCAACACGCCGACCTTGGCTCATGGGGCGGCGGCCATTGGGATTGCGGCGGCTCGTTCCCGATCGACGACGTCCTCGACATGGCTCGAGGGGGAGGAGGCGACGACGACATGGGCTACCCGGAGTGGTACTGGGCGTGGTCCAACTGGTATCTCACGACCGACCGCAAACCGGAGGACCGGCCGGCGGGCGTCCCGGCGACGAT